GGACTTGTTCCCAGTACGCTGGTATAGCGGTACCACCCACGGTATGCGTCGCTGCTGTGGTGCCCTGCTGGCCTCTAAAGCAGTTCTGTAACACGTTACCGGTAATGTAACTGTAGTTAATAATCTCGTTCTCTAACTTGATAAACCCCGCAGGAGGTAGACCAGCCACCCCACTTAGCGTGATTGTCGTATCTGTGCTGGATGCGGTAGCAGCTAACGTAAGACCTGTCGGGTAAGTTTGCCCACTGTCCCTGTGCACGACGACTTGTATAGGACGAGCCTGTGTTATTTTGTTGGGTATTGACGAGTACGTACTGATACTAATCCGACTCAATGTTAGGTCAGATTGCGTAGTCTGATTGTTCGCACCCGTCCGAATAGAGTGCTCCAGTAGGTCAATGGTGTCGTCCGGTAAAGCGTATGTAGACTGTCCTTGCACAAGATCCAGTGATCCCTGCTCGATAGTCCACATATTAATGCCGCGGTTTTGCCACTCAATCGTCATCAGATTCATAGAACGACGTGCAGTCTGTAGGTCATACCCAGACCGTAGCTCCCGCCCAGCGCGTTCCCACGCCTCTTCAGCGATGTCTGTGAACGGCATATTAAATGCTGTTGTGCCTGATGTAGCCATTATTTTTTCCAGCCGTTTCTAGCTTTTTCTTTAGCCTTCTTGGATAAATCCCCGTAGTGATACAGTTTTTTCGATGTTCTAGACATGTTTTTGCCTGTCATCAACGTACCATCAGGGTGTTTGTGCATTCCACCTTTATGTTCTGCACCATCTTTGAAGTAATGTTTTACACCTTTAGCCACTTCGTTTCTTCCTACGTAGCGGTGTTACACGCTTCGGTTTACCCGCTGGTTGACCCAGTTTCTTCTTCTGGGCTATCCGTTTGGTCTTCTCCGCTTTGGTCATTTCAGAAGACGTTTTAGGTGTCTTGGCAGATACCCGCTTTGTAGGTCTACAATACGGTGTACCACGTTTTTCACCCTTGGTTCGTCCACAGTCTTTACCGGTACGAACGTCCTTCCAGTCTTCTTTAAACCAACGTTTTAGGGCTGCACCCTTTGCGGTCTTTCTAACGGCCACTCTTATTACCCCAGTTTTTAGCGCCTTTCTTGCGGCATTTCGCAATAGCGCCTGAAGCGTAGGCGGACGGAAAGACCTTATAACGTGACTTAACCTTGTTATAACACGCGTCTTTAACCGAACCGCCTTTTTTGTAGTAACAGCGCATTAGCTACCTTTCATACTTACCATTTTGGCTTTACGAACGCCTTTGGTAGCACAACCCGCTCCACGGACTTTTCCACCAGACTTGTAGATTTTACCGCCAGCTTTTCTACCACCACCGCCTCTGCGACCAGCACCACCTGCTGCTCTGCGTCTAGCTCTAGCGGCTGCTTGGCGTCTTTGCTCAGAAGTAGGTTCACTAATGCGTTGTGGCCCCATAGAACCAGTCCTAGGCATACCTGCATCGGGAGCACTCATGAGCATTTCACCGCCCATAACACCAGCGCGTGGGTTAGCCATACCAACAGGCATACGCCCACCAGCTTGAAATTTCATGGCCTTGTCACCAGCAAACTTACGTCCGCCCATTGACTTCTCCATGCCTTCACTCTCATCACGACGAGATTTCATGGATTGTTTTTTCTTACCGTTTTTAGCGCCCATAGAATCATCTAGGCGAGCGTTATATCCTTGCTTCTTCATGTTCGTTACACCACCTTCGTTTAGTTTTTTTACTCCACGACCCTTTAAAATGTCGGCTTGCGTAACCTTACCGTCGCCAGTTAGGTCAGGAAAACCACCAGATTTATACTTCTTCATCTTCATGAATTTCTTTCCAACATTTTTTGGGACACCTACTTTTTTAGCGAATTTAGGGTTGTTAGCTACCGCCGCCATAAACCGCTGTTGTTTTCTAGATTTAGCAGGCATTACCACTTCACCTTATCAGCCCAATACGCAGCAGAACTCTTGCCTTTAGCAATGTTTCTACCATGTCTGGACTTAAAAGACTTGCGTTTCGCCTTCATACGTGCAGATTCACCCTTTTTAGGTTTACCCGCAGTACTAGCACCTTGTTCTCCAAACCTAATAATTTTCTCTTTACCACCCTCGCATGCCTTTACAACATGCGATTTTTTAGGGTGGTTAGGAGTTCGGCGGGGCTTATTACAAGCCATACCTTTCTTATTTATTTGACCACCCGCTTTGTAGTAGGCACGCATCTGCGTTACCTATAGAAAACAGTCGCTGCTGTACAAGCAGTAAAGGTCGAAACGTAAACGTCATCAGGACATCGGATACCATCATCGGGGATATTGACCGAATGCGTAGAACTTGCACTGAAGTCTAGATCTAACACTGTATTCCCACCGTTACCATCAGTGACAGTAATACGAGGAGAACCAGTAGTAGTCAGGACTTGAATCTGCGTAATACGCGCAGGGCCAACACCTAATGATCCGGTTCCTGTAATCCGTTTTGATTGGATATCAGAACTAGACATTACCTACTCCCTATGGCTGTACCGCAGTGTTGTAGGCTTGTGCGTACAGAATCGTGATAACTGCTTCCCCAGCGGTGGTTGCTGCACTGTTAGTAACCGTCAATTTAAGATCAGCCGTACCAGTGTTTGCCCATGCGTTCGTGCCACCACCTTGAGTAGTAACAGTCTTTAGGCCAGCAGTTGTACCGCTTGCAAGGGTGTTCAGAATAGTAGTCGCTCCACCAACAGTATCACCAACGCTAATGTTGGTAGTAGCGTTAGCTGCTGTAGCTAAATCTACAACTACGTCGATAATTTTAGAGTTTGCAGGAATAACCATGTCAGTTGATCCTGCTGCAATAGCGCCACCGGAAAGATCCATTGTGTGCGTCTGCATCATGACAACATAGCCAACGTTGGCTACATCACTACCTAACGTAGTTCCTACAGTGTTGCGGATGTTACCAGCCCGGATTGGGCCAGAAAAAGTTGTGGTACCCATTGTAATCTCCTGTCTTGGGTTAAGTCTGCTTTCGCAGTCAGGACTTACTTTATACTACAGAAAAAAGAAAGGGGCAACATGTGCCCCCTCTTATGTACCCGCGTTTATGCGCCGGGAGAACCAAAGATTCCGAGTGGGTCAGAAACCCCAAAGGAATATCGCTCTCTAGCTTTGTAGCGCGAGTTGCCAGTATCGAAATCAGCATCCATAGACGTTGACATCGGAGTACGGACAAAGTGCTTCAAACCGTTAGGTACGTCAGTCATTAAGAACCACGCATCTGGGTCAGTCAGATAGTGGTTAACTGCGTATCCTTCAGGGATAGAGCCGTTGTTACGGAGTGCGTTGATATCGTTATCCGCAGTACCAACACGTCCTTCAGTTTCTAACAAACGAGTTGCTACGAACTGGAGGTTGGGTGGGATAATCAGCTTGCGAGGCTTCGCAGCGATCAACAGGCTTCGCTCATCAGTCCAACCAGCAATCTGAATAACAGCCGCTTCCAAAGAAGTTTCGTTAAGATCAGCCGCTACAGCGGGACGGTTTGAGTTAGTGCCACCAGATACAAGTGGGTGTGCCGTTGAGCAAAGCGTTTGGCCGTCACCGTAAGTGGTTCCAGCAGCAAAAGCGTTGTTCAAGATGGTAGCACCTTTAACTTGCTTGGTGTATGCCATAGCACGGGCGAGAGCCTTGGTATAACGAGCAGACAGTGAGTCATACAAGTTATCTTCGATAGCTTCTTCAGTAATACTGAAGCCCATCGCAATCGTCTCGTGCGTGTAGCGTGCACTCCATGCTTCCTGTGCATTGTCATATTCGATGGCAGAACCTTCGTTTTTGACGGGTGCGGCAGAGAAGCCGGACAGTTTAGTTTCTTCCTCAAAAGAGCGATCAGAAGATTCTGTTTCAAAAATCTCCTTCGTCTCTTCACCGTACTTCGCATACTCTAAACCAAATAGAGCGTTCAGACCGGGGAGGAGTTCTTTCAGTAATTGGGCGCGTGAAATTGCCATGTTATACTACTCCTTATACGCCAGTTGCGTTTTGATACTGGTGCATACCCCAGTTCCACTTCACGATAACCTCTACGAAGGCATCAGCGCCAGTAGCCGTTTCGGGCACAACGTCAATGATTCGGATAGGCTGCGTAGCAGTGGTAGCTGTAGTAGAGCTGATAGAGATTTTAGAATCCCCAGTAGCAGTACTTCCAGCGGTCTGGATGAGCACAGAGTTATTACCTACAGCAGTTCGACCTACTGAAGCGATGTTTGCAGTGCCAGCAGCGGTTACTGCGACCTTGAACAACGCGTCGGGATCGTCTACAACGTAGGCAACGATATCACTAGCAACGGTGCCAGTGGGATAGTACTGACTGAACAATTGATACCCAAGCGCAGGGCTTGTGTAAGAACAGCCAACGAAAACGCCAACGGGGGTGGCCGTAGCAGTACCAGTGTCTTTTTCGATAGTACCGTCATTGATTAGCTTTACAACATCACCGTTGAAGATGTTTGCTGCATAGCCAGAAGCAATGGGGAACAGTCGAGTAGCACCAGCAAATACCCTTCCACCGACCAAGTTGACCGGCTTCAGCCCGTAAGGGGCTGATACAGTTGGATAAGCCATTAGAGACTCCTCAAATTAAAGTTTATGTTCCTTTACCAAAAGTAACCTTTGTCTTCCGCTCGTTAAATAGCGGCATACGCGGGTCGTTCTCTCGCATGAGGTTATTATCCACTGAATGAATCTGAGCATCATTTTGTTGTTCATAATGCGCGTTTCGTTCCTGCGATAATTCTGAAGGAGCTTTACATAACATCAAACCACCAATTACAACGTTATCTTTGAATCGCTCGTTTTCCACGGTGACCATTGTAATTTCTGGGTGATCTTCTGCTCTGACAGGCTCCCAACCTTCACGGAGCTTAGAAGAAACGTTAGTGGCATCAACTTGCCCTTGAGTGCTTACACGTACCCATTTAAACTCGTACCCGTCTTCAGGGGTAGGTGAAGGTAAAACTTCTGGCCTCTTCCATGCCTGTCTACGAGTAGTCTTTTCGCGGGTAGTTTGCTCTCTATCTAGTCTATTTTGAGCCATTATTGTTTCCTCATGTCTATAGCAACCTGTTTGGCGTATTGTTCTGGTGTAAGACCTAACCGTTTAGCGACGGCAACTTGTGTTTGCGTTAACCTAATTTTCTTAGGGGCTGTGCTCCGCGTTGCGGGTGCAACCACATTTGCTTTTCGCTTAGGCTTTTCGGCCTCTATTTCACCAACATCCTCGAAATTATCGGGGAATACTTGTCGCATACGAGAATCAATTTTCTCGTAGTATTCTTCAGTTTGAGGGTTAACACCCTCTTTGACAAGTTTATTATGCAACCCCAGCGCAAAACTTGTCATTTCGTCGTCTTGTCCGAACCACGTATTGGACGCTGCCCAATCGTTAGCCCGGTCATCAACAATAGGTGCTGG